GATGTGCCGATCTGAATTGTGCAAAGAGTTCGGGCGCTATGACTTTGAGGCCGCTGTGGATGATCGCCTAAAGCCTGCTGGCAAATATCCTCCGCGCGGGGCATTGGTTACAACTGAACATGCGCGCCGCTGGGTGACAGGCGTTGCGCTTGGGATTTGTGTCGGCGCACGATCTGTTTTCCTAAACGATGAAGGTCTGATATACTTGCCCACAACGCTCATCAAACATTCGTGGATTGACGCATGAAAAACCCGATCAACGTCCTGCGCCACCTTTCCCGTGACCGAGCGCCGCGCGATCCTGTTACGATTGGAACAATGATCCTTGGGGCGTCTGCAACTGCGGCGACCACAATCACAATTGCTGGCACAGCCTTTGCAGCAGGTGCGTGGGTTGTCGGATATATTGCGGTAACTGCTGTTACCTCTGTCGTCCTAAAGGCGCTTGCACCAAAGCAAACTGCTGCCGGAGGCGCAGACAGCCGTGGCATTCTCGCCAACGTAATGGACCCTGCCGCCTCGCACGAATACGTTTACGGCAAGGTGCGCAAAGGTGGGGTGCGCACTTACATCGAGGCAACTGGTGACCAGAACAAATTTCTGCACATGATTATTGTGCTGGCCGGGCATGAGGTCACGGGCATTGACGACATCTATATCAACGATGAGATTGTTACGCTCGATGGCAGCGGCATTGTCACCGATGCCAAATGGAACAGCAAAATCCGCATCAAGAAACATCTTGGCGATCAAACTACGGCTGACCCAGATTTGTTGGCTGAAACGTCGCAGGTCAATAGCAACTTCATTGGGCGTGGCATTGCCTATCTTTATGTGCGGCTTGAATACGATCAGGATGTTTTTGCCAATGGCATCCCGCTATTCACGGCAACTGTTCGTGGCCGCAAGGTTTACGATCCGCGCACTGGATTGACAGGATATAGCGCCAACGCGGCATTGGCTGTTCGTGATTATCTGACATCATCTTTTGGCCTGAACGATAGCGCAATGGATGACCTATCCTTTGCTGCATCTGCCAACGTATCAGATGAGGCCATACCGCTTGCTGTAGGCGGCACAGAAGCCCGCTATCAGGTCAATGGTATTATCAGCGCAGATATGTCGCCCCGTCAGGTGATGGAACGCATGATGACCACATGCAGCGGCACGCTGTTCTGGGGGCAAGGTGCTTGGCAGTTGCACGTTGCATATTATACTGCGCCAGTGACCACGCTGACGCTTGATGATCTGCGCAGCGGTATCAGCTTGGACACACGGGCAAGCGCACGCGATAACTTCAACCGCGTCACAGGCACGTTCATTGACGCCGCCGCCGGGTATATTTCCGCAGACTATCCACCACTGGAAAGCGCAACATTCCTTGCCGAAGATGACGGTGTCAGCAACACGCTTGATCTGCAACTGCCTATGACCACAAGCGCATCCGCAGCCCAGCGCCTTGCAAAGCTAATTATGTTCCGCGCCCGTGAGCAAATGACGTTAAGCGCAGATTTTGGCATGGCGGCATTTGGCGTGCAGGTCGGCGACATCGTTGCATTCACAAACGACCGCTATGGTTGGACTGCAAAAGAGTTTGAGGTGGCTGGATGGAAGTTTGACACTGGTCAGGATGGCGCGCCAACTATCAATCTGACGCTGCGGGAAACCTCGGAAGCTGCATTTGCTTGGAATGCAGAAGAAACTGCAATCATCCGCAACAACACCACCCTGCCAGATTATCGCTATGTTCCGCCTGTTGGTTTGTCTGTGATCGGTGGCGAATTGCGGTTGGTCAATCAGCAGGTTGTCGGCGCTGTTGTTCTGGATGTTACGCTTGATCCAACCTTTGCAGCGTCATTGGAAGTGCAGTATCGGCAAAGCAGTGCAACTGAATGGCTCCCTGTTGGGGCAACGCAAAGCATTTCTGCAAGCAATCACTTTGAGGTTGTTGGCATTTCAGACGGCAGCTTTGACTTTAGGGCGCGTGCAACAAACGTGCTTGGCATCAGAGGTGATTGGAATACTGTTTCAAATAGCTATGTCACGCTATTCACTGCCCCGCCTGCAAACGTAACCAATTTTGCGGGCAATGTTGTTGGCAATACGCTGCACCTCACTTGGACGCCAGCGCCAGACCTTGATTTGTCGCATTATAAAATCCGCTATGCGGCGCAATTATCTGGGGCATCATATCAAGATGCGCGCGATATTGTTGACAAGGTTTCCCGCCCTGCAAATAGCATCACGGTTCCATCACAATCAGGCACTTACTTTATCAAGGCGGTGGACAAACTCGGCAATGTAAGCCCTGCGCCCGCAAGCATTGTTATCTCAACAAATGTCGCTGACATTGACGGCCTGAACGTAATTGAAAACCTGATCCAGCATCCGGCATTTGCTGGCGTAAAAACAAACATTGCATTGCTGAATGACGATGAGGGCAATTATCTTGCGCTTGATACAATCACTTTGTTTGATGCAGCGGCTGGCAACTTTGACGATCAAGCCGGGCTTTTTGATGGTGGCGGTGAAGGCGGGGTCATGCAGCCGCTTGGGTATTATGAGTTTGAAAACTACCTAGACCTTGGGTCTAAATATGTCTCCCGCGTTTCAACCAGCATGGATATTCGCTATCTGGATTATGCCAACACCTTTGACGCGGCTGCTGGATTGTTCGATGCTTATCTTGGTGATTTTGATGGTGATCCAACGCAGTTTGACACGACTACGGCGCGCACGCAGGTTTCATTTACTGATGATGATCCGGCAAGTTCGCCAGTTTGGAGCGATTGGCACGACTTTATTGTTGGCGACATCTCTGCGCGGGCAATCAGGTTTCGCGCAATCTTGGCAACGTCCAGCAATAGCGCAACACCAGCCATTCGCTCGTTGACAGCAACTGTTGATATGCCTGATCGGGTCGAGGCTCAAAGCGATATTGTTTACACAGGATCGCAGACTGTAACCTTCCCAGCGGCGTTTAAAGTTCCGCCCGCCATCGGCATTGCTGCTTCGTTGTCAAATGGTGACAGATATGTTATTTCTGGGAAGACCCGTGCTGGGTTTACGATTGAGACGTTTACTGGCGCAATCCCAAGCACAAATGCGACGCAATTTGATTATGTAGCCAAGGGCTACGGTAGGGAGTTGGTATGAGCCAAAACGATTTCAACCTAGCCAACCAAGGCTTCCCATCAATGCGTTCCGATATGAACTCGGCGCTGCAAGCATTGGCTTCAAACTCGTCCGGGGCAACCGCTCCAACAACGACATATCCCTATCAATGGTGGTATGACGAAACCACTGACATCTTGAAAGTGCGCGATGCAGCAAACGCAGTATGGATTGATTTTGCCACGTTTGATCAAGGTGCTGGGTCTTTTACAGTTCCAGCCACAAGCCTTGCGGGCCTGACCTCAACTGTTGCTGAACTGAATTATCTTGATGGCGCAAGCACCACACTTGCAGCGCCTCTACTTGCCAACCCGCAGAATTATGTTGACCCAGAGAACCGCATCATCAACGGTGCGTTTGACTTCTGGCAGCGTGGGACGAGCAGCACTGCTAACGGATATGTGGCTGCTGATCGGTGGTTTAACGGCGCTGGCGGCGGAACTGTCACTATGTCTCGTCAGGCGTTTTCTTCTGGCGATACGCTTGGAAGCAATAACCCAACATATTTCTTGCGTCAGACTGTAAGCGGACAAACGCTTTCCTCGCAACTTGCTTTTACTGAACAGCACATTGAAAGTGTGCGTTCCTACGCAGGACAAACCATCACCGTTCTTGGATGGGCAAGGCGTTCTAGCGGTGCGGGAAACTTTACGATTGAGTTGGAGCAAAATTTTGGCACAGGTGGTTCACCCTCTTCTTCTGCCACTATAGTCTCTCCAACAACTGTAACCCTAACGGGTTCGTGGGCAGCGTTTGCAGCCACCATCGCCGTCCCATCCATCACGGGCAAGACGCTCGGAACGAACGGAAACGATTACCTCCGTGTGCTATTCTGGACATCCGCAGGCAGCGACAGAAACGCCCGCACCAACTCCCTCGGCATCCAAACCATCGGCGTTGATTTCTGGGGCATCCACATCAAGCTGGGCGTCCACACGGCTGATGCCACTGCACTCTATAAGCAGCCAGAGCTTGGCCCTGAGTTGGCTCGGTGTCAGCGGTATTACTTTGTTAGGCCAACTTTTGTAACGACTGCAGCCACTGGTGTCTTGGCTCATGTGTCATTTGCAAACGCAATGCGCACAACACCTACAATATCGGGCGGCGCGGCGGGGTTTTCTGTTCAGTCGGGAACTGCAAGTACAGTGGGCGCTGATGTTTATCAAACCAGTGGCTCTGTACAAACTTTAAAATTTGATGCGGAGCTATGAGCATGAACATCACCAACGCACAGTTCACCGTCACAGGCAGCATCAATGCGCTCATCGATGGTGTAGAGATGAGCATACCTGCTGACGCTGGCAACCGCCACTATGCGGCACTGCTTGGTCAAGGCATCGAGATCGCACCATACGTCGAGCCACCCATCACCGCAGAGCAGGTCCGTGCAGAGCGTGACGCACTGCTTGCTGCATCCGACTGGACGCAGGTTGCGGATGCCCCTGTAGATCAAGCAGCGTGGGCTGTGTACCGTCAAGCATTGCGTGATGTGACGGCTCAGGCTGGCTTCCCTGATGCTGTTGTCTGGCCAACCAAGCCTGTGTAAGGATGATCTGATATGCCGACAAAAGGACTGAGCGACGAAGAAATAGAGGCGATCCGCAGACTGCTGCCGATTGCCGATGAGGTGCGCGCTCAGGCTGAGTATCGCATGGCACAACGGCTTGTTTTTAAGGCATGGCGTCAGACGATCCTTGCGATCAGCGGCTTCATCGCGGCGGTGTATGTCCTACGCGAGCAAATCGTCAAACTGCTTGGGGTTGGACAGTGACTTGGGACGGTAAAGATCGCCGCGAAAAGAAAAAGCCTTTTCGGATCATTGAGCGGCGCAGACCCTATGCCCAAGTGCGGTCCGTGATTGAGGCTGTGTCTATCTGCGTCCTATTCGCGGCACTGGTCCCGTTGGCTGTGACCACATTTGAGCCGAAGGTTGCACCGATCATCACCCCGCTAAAAATCGAAAGCATCACTGCCGTCGATGGCGGGTCAAAGATTGTTGGGAGTGCAAAGCGTCTACGGGATTGCAACTTTATAGAACTGCACTGGTATGTCGGTCGCGATGGTGAGCAGAGCGCAGCGGCTGAAGTCAAGTTTCTGGATCGCCCGCAGGTGCGGCCATTGGGCAAGACGCACTGGAACGGCATCATCGTCGATCTCTCGCCAGAGGAAGTGATTAGCAATTCCCACGCCATGGTCGAGTATCAGTGCTGGGGCCGCAGCCTGCCACACACCATGCAATCGTGGTATAATGGCGACGGACATGACCTGAAATTACTGAGAGGTCAAAATGGCATACTCATTGAAGGGTGAGATAGCGCGGCTGGAGTTAGAAAAAACAGAGATGCTTATGCTGGCCAATGAAGCGACCAAGCTGCGAGAGCATTACTTGAGGCAGGCTGAGGTCTGCGACATCCAGATCAGGACGCTAAAGGCTAAATTGGCAAGGGAGGACGGCAATGCTAAACCAATCGACGATTGATCTGGTGAAGCAGTTCGAGGGGTTGCGAACCAAGGCATACAAGGACAGCGCGGGTGTCTGGACAATAGGCTATGGCACAACTGCACGCGCAGGTCTCGGCATCGAGCCTGCAGATGGCATGGAGATCACCGAGGCCGAGGCAGAACACTACCTGCAAAAAGGGCTTGAGAAGTTCAGCACCGAGATATTCGGGGCGTTCACAGGCGCGCCAAATGAGAACCAGTTCGGGGCCTCTGTGTCATT